CCGGCTCAAAAATTTAATTTTATGAATTCATGAACGTTTGTTTAGAAAAAATTACCGATGCATTAAAGCCGTTTCTATTAAGAGATGTTATAATTAAAACTGATAAAAAGGTTTTAAAAAAGGGCCTTTTAAAAATTTTCCAGATTAAACAATACTATATTAACTTTACTTTAGAATTTAACGGTTTAAATAAATCATACGAAATACCTTATCCGTACTCAATAGACGTAAATGATGAGGAAGATCTGGCAATTCTCAATTATCATTTAAGTTCCTTTATACCTAAAAAGCAACTAAACAAAGTAAAATGTTTAGATAGCTCATCTAAATCTAAAATATACGACAACTTAATCTACATCTTGCCTTCTGAATAAAGTATAATATACTGTATTGTGGTAGGTGGGCTGTTAAAAGATTTTCCAAATGGATATACTCCAAACGCTTCTCAAGTAAAGCTTTTAAAAAATATTGATCAAGCTTTTCAAGACGGGTATAAGTTTGTTGTATGTAACGCTCCAACTGGTTCCGGTAAAAGCTTTATATCAAAAACTCTCGCAAATGCTTCAGAAGAACCATCCCAAGACTTTAAAGATCTAATAACATCATACACTGCTTTTAAGATTGATCAAACTGGGACCTATACACATGAAGAAGATTGTGAAGATCAAAATTCAGCAGGAGCTTTCGCACTAACAATTACTAAAGCTTTACAAGATCAATACGAGAGTTTATTTAAAGGTACCACTATCCTTAAAGGTAAGAGTAATTATATTAGTACGATTGACTCTGAAATTGATGTTGAGATGGAATCATTAATTATGCCAAAAAATATATTGGAGGACCATAGAAGGAGGCATAAATGTCCATATCATAATGATCGTAGAGATGCATTAACAAATAAATTTGCTGCATTGAATTATAATATGTTTTTCTCTTTACCTAATCACGTAAAAAAGAGACAATATTTAATTTGTGATGAAGCTGCGGAATTAGAAGATCAATTAGTAAAAGAGTTTTCTTGTACTGTAGACTTTGAAATGCTAAGTAAGATGGATATATTAGTAAGACCATTTTACACAAAAAATAGCACAAACGTAATAAAATGGATTAATACTCTATTATTAGATTTAAGTGATAAAATAGAAGAGTTGCGCGATACTATTAATAATAGTAACACTAATAATAAAAAGTTTTTAATTGAAACAAGGAGACGGGTAGTAAGTTTACGAAATTTACATTCTAAGCTCACCTTAATTACAGAGACATGGAGTGAGAGTGAGTATCTTTTTGAAACGAGTAAAGATGGTATTACGTTTATGCCTCTAAAGGTTAATAAGCTTTCTAACCACTTATTTAAATACGCTGATAAAGTAATATTAATGTCAGCTACAATTATTGATCCATCAAACTTTTGCAAAAGTTTAGGTATAGATAAATTTAAATATGTTGAAGCAGAATCATCCTTTAATGCAAAAGACTCACCTATTCATTGTAATACAAAAGTTAAATTAAATTACCATAATATAGCTCGTAATTTACCAAAAGTTATAGATCAAATAAAGCAGATTTGTAAAGCACATAGCCAAGATAAAGGTATAATACATACACATAATAATAATATTACTAATCAATTAGCTGCAGCGGTAAAAGAAAGTAGATTCTTAATACGTGAGCCTGGTGTAAGAAATGAATTATTATTAGAGCAACACGCTGAAAGCTCAGACCCAACGGTTCTAATATCACCGTCTATGTCGCATGGGGTTGATTTAAAAGATGATTTAGCAAGATTTCAAATTATAGTTAAAGCTCCTTTTTTACCTATAAGAGATACACGTATAGAGAAACTAATGAAAAATAATTACGACTGGTATGTAAATAAGATGTTATGTGCACTTATTCAATCATGCGGACGTGGTGTTAGGTCAAAAAAAGATCATTGTATAACATATATTTTGGATGGAGCTATTGTTGAAAGCGTCATAAACAATAAACATAAGTTGCCAAAATATTTCCTTGACAGATTTTCTTAATAAATATATATAGGTGAAGAATAGAGCATATCATTTTGAAATAAAAAATTTATTAACTCAGTTTATAGCTGCCTTTGATGATGTAGTTATATCCCGCTATAATAAGAATCGTGACGCAAAACAGAATATAGATGTAAGGTATGTCTTTGCTCCAAAGCAAAGAGTAATGTATGACATTATTAATAAGGCTCAAAATTTAACACTACCTGTTGTTGCAGTAGACTTAGCGAGTGTTACGAGAGACAATACAAGAGTCTTTAATAAAATCGCTCCATCTTATTTACCAACGCAATTACTAGAAGCACCAAAAGCATCATCAAAATTTATAATGCCTGTGCCTGTAAATTTAGAAGTAAACATGTCTATTTTAGCAAGGTACATGCAGGATGTAGATCAAATTGTTTCTAACTTTGTACCCTATAACAACCCATATATTATACTATCGTGGCAAGTGCCTGACGATTTCGGTACAGAATATACACAAGAGATTAGAAGTGAGGTCTTATGGTCAGGTGATCTTAATTATAATACCCCAACAGAAACCACATATTCAGATAAATTTAGAATAACTGTTGATACATCATTTACTATAAAGGGGTGGTTATTTCCAGAACAAAAAGATACTTCAGGTACTATCTATAAAATAGATAATAATTTTATAAATGTTGATCTAGCTAATAAAATATATTCACCTTTAGATAAAACTGAAGTGGTTGAAGATAATACTTATCAAGAATATGGTTACGGTACCCTGTCAGCATTTAATACTGAATCTTCCGGACTCACTAGTAACTCTGAAACAATTACTATATCAGCTATACCGGAGTTTACAAATATATTTTATGTTATTACAGGTCAATCAGTGATGTTGACAGAGAACACTACAATAGAAAAAAATCGAATAAATTGGTTTACATTATATGGTAAGAGATTTAACTATAGTAATAATTTTTATCTAAGTTCTAATGTAGCTGACTTCCGCTCCAATTATACAGCAATAACGTCAGCTAAGTCTGATACAATATCCGGTTATAAGTTAGACGATAGTTTGTTTAATGTAGTAAATGATAATGTGGTAAGTATATACTTACCAGCATCAACGCTTAGCGCGACAGGAGACATAACATTTATAACAGGAAACGAAGCCGGTTGGGGTACTTCTTATCAAGCTAGTAGCTCTATCATCACGGTAGCATAAATATATATAACAATGCCAGGTACAGGATCATCAACGTCAGCAGGTCAGAATAAATCATACGTCACGAACGATGGCCGTGCGTCGACGTTTGGTAGAAATTTAGTTCAATATATTCAAAATAGACTGCCATATACTTACAATAACAACGAAGACGAAAATTTAAATCCAAAATATAAATTTTTTGCTAAAGCTGGAATGCGTAGAGCAGAAGCTTTAGCAAAATCATCTGTTTCTTCATCTAATCCTTATAATAATATACCTATCGGTGATTTTGCAAAGGATTCATCATTTGCTGATGTAATGTATGCAAATATTCAAGAAGATAAAGGGGGTAGGTTAAGAGATTATAGGATTATGGCAGCATATTCTGAAGTATCAGATGCTTTAGATGAAATATGCGATGAAGCTATTAACCCTAACGATGATGGATTTATTACAAAATTACAACTTAACAATATTGATCTTACAGTAGATGAAAAAGACCTTTTAGATAAAGAGTTTGATAAATTTGTAGAATATTTTGATTTAAGAACAAAAGGCTGGCAATACTTTAGACAATTATTGGTAGAAGGTGAAGTTTTCTTTGAGTTAATTATTCATGACGGGTATGTAGATGAGGGTGTTTTAGGTGTAATTAATTTACCTGCTGAAATTATTGATCCTGTATATAACAATATACAGAACATGTTAGTGAAGGGCTTTATATATAGAAAGCCTATTTTTAGCCCGGAGCAACCAGCTAAAGTAGAGAAAGTTGAATTTATTCCAATGGATCAAAACCAGATTGTTTATATTAACTCTGGTGTGTATAACGAAACTAAAAATTTCGTTATACCTTTTCTAGAAAACGCTAGAAGACCTTACAGACAATTATCATTAATTGAAGACGCTATTGTAATATATAGATTGGTTAGAGCTCCGGAGCGGTTAGTGTTTAATGTCGATGTAGGTAATATGGCTCCGCCTAAGGCAGAAGCATATTTAAGAAGATTAATTCAAAATTATTGGTCTAGAAAAACGTTTGATGTAGATCAAAATGATGTCGTTAAAAAGTTTAATCCTCAATCAATGCTTGATGCATTTTGGTTTGCAAAAAGGCAGGGGTCAGAAGGTACACAGGTTACACAACTACCCGGTGGTAGTAACTTAGGTGAATTAGCCGACCTAATGTATTTTATAAAGAAGCTGTATAGAGCTTTAAAGGTACCTTCAGCTCGGCTTGACCCACAGGATGCAGTTGATGCAACCGGTACAACGGTTTTAAGAGAAGAGTTAAAATTTGCTAGGTTTGTTATTAGACAGCAACATCGCTTTGCCGCTGGTCTTAAGAAAGGATTTATTACAACTCTAAAACTAAAAGGAATTTTTGAAAAGCTTGACCTAAATGAAACAAATTTAGAGATTGACTTTAATGTACCTACTAATTTTTACGAATTAAGAGAAAATCAAAGGTTAGAGCTAAAATCAAACAACTTTAATAATCTAGCCGCAAGCGAGTTTGTTTCAGCAACATACGCTCAAAAGAAATACCTTGGATGGAAGGATAGAGATATACTGGCCAATAGAGAATTCTTGAGAAAAGATGCAGAGCTGCAGTGGGAATTAGCACAAATTACCGCAGCCGGTCCAACTTGGAAGGAGCAAGCTGCAGCGGTTGATGTAGCAGGAGATGAAGCTGCGATCGGTGGTGAGGGAGCTGGAATTGGTGGAGGCGGCGGAGGCGGTGGTATCCCTGAATTTGGAGGAGGTCCAGCTGAAGTTGAAGGAGATGTAGAGACTGAAACCGAAGTTGATACTACAGTAGAAACAGAAGAGCCTACCTAGAAGGATTACTACTATAGAATTGAGTTCTATAATGCACAATACCAGCTGATCCAGCTTTTGCAGATACCTGATTTACATTTGTAAGACCTCTAATAGTTGTCTCATGGTTATTATGGATCTTAATTGCATGGTCAGCTCTAACCGTTCCATAATTACCACTCGTATCAACGAAGATTTCTAACGTTCCTCCAGTTGTATTATAAATTATAATCTCAGAGCATGGCTGCCCAACTTTTACCGCAACAGCCGGGGCTGTATTTGTATTAGTGCCATAGGGAGCAGGTGCATTAGGATCTTGACCGGATAACTGTACTACTGATGTTGGAACATGTCTTGAAAAAGAAAAACACTGATTTTCGTTGAAGTACGTACTTGTGTACTGTTCGTTACTTTTAGGAGGTGATGTCGCCATATATTTATTTAGTCTGAATAAATAATTTTATGGCACTTGCATGCACTATTCAACCACTTTCTGCGTTTCTATCTACCAATCTCAATAGTAAAATAGAAACATACGATAGATTAGGTGATAGAATAAAAAGAACCCTAGGGTATCCTTTAATATCTTTAGAGATACACACCGACCAACTTAGAGAAAACATACAAATAGCGGTAGAATATTTTACTAAATTTGCAGGCTTTACAAAAGAATTCTTAATATTTGATTCAGATACATATGAAAACAACAAAGGGATACGTTTAGATCTACTTTATACTTTAGCAAATACAGATTTAGATACCAATAGAAGAAAAACCGGTGGTACAAATCCTATCGGACCTGGACCGGAATTTTATGGGTCGAAAGTACCTTACACTAAAGCTTTTGGTCCAACTTTATTTGTTGCGACTTCAACGCTGAGTGGAAGTGTATTTTCTTCTTCAAGTGCTCTATCTTCAACATTTTCTTATGATTTAAGCGGTCAATCTCCAGGAATTGAACAATTTGAATTATTTGGGCATGCATTATATTCATCTATTACCTCGTTTAACTCAGGTCTATCTGCTCATTTTAAAGAAACTGTAAAAAACACTCTTACATATGAAGGATCCGCGTCCAATGCCATATTTTATCAAAATGTATTTGATTACGATATAATGGATTACCGAAAAGTGGTGGATGTAACTGATTTTGAAGAAGGTTCAACTACAGGTATTAATACATTATTTACATTAGAGCAAACTCTAGCTCAACAAACATACTTTAGTTATGCTTTAGGAAACTATGGATTTGATTTGGTATCATGGTATACTCTAAAGGAGTGGTTAGATACCAGAGAAAAGCTATTAGCGACCAGGCGCGACATAAAATTTGATCCACGTACACAGTATATGCAATTATACCCACAACCTAGTGGGGGTAAGTTCTATGGAATTGTTGCTTGTTATCTAGAGCGTGCAATTCGTGATGTTATTATGGAGCAGTGGGTCTATGAATACTCATTAGCCTTAAGCATGATGACTATCGGCCGAGTTAGGGGTAAATTCGGCAGCGTGCAACTTCTAGGAGGCGGGGCGCTTAACTATGACATGTTACAAGAGGGTAGCGAACGTAAGAAAGAATTAGAAGCTCAGTTACTACAAGGTGCATCACCTGGATTCGGTGATGCTGACCCGACAATGTTCTTTGTAGGATGAAAAAGCCTAGAAAATGGCGTCAAGGTATCTTTGTACCTAATAATATTGATAAATTTATAGGAGAACGTGCTATCTATAGGTCGGGGTTGGAGTTAAAATTTTTTAGATTTTGTGATAATAATGAAAATGTATTAAAATGGGGTAGCGAAAACGTTGTAGTGCCGTATAGAAGCCCGTTAGATAATAGAATGCATAGATACTATGTAGATAATTTTATAGTTATTAAAGAAGGATCAGAAATTAACAAGTATTTGGTAGAAATTAAGCCATATAAACAAACACTTAAACCTACAACTAAGTATAAAAAGAAGCAACACATTATATATGAGCAAAAAGCATACATTACCAACCAGGCTAAGTGGGAAGCAGCAAAGAAATACGGTAAAAAACGAGGGTATTCCTTTATTATTTTAACGGAAAATGAGCTTTATTATAAAAGATGATTAAATAATATTATGGCTTTAAAACTGAACCTGGTTGTCGAAAAACCTGATGTAAATGATGAGTTTGAATATATTGAAGAGGAGGTAGATAGAAACTCTCCTTCAAATCTCTATATTAAGGGACCGTATATGATGGCCGAAGGTATAAACAGAAACAACAGACTATACCCTTTAGATGAATTAAAGAGAGAAGCTAGTCGTTACATTGAAGAAATGGTGACTCCGGGACGAGCAATGGGTGAACTTAACCACCCAACAACAGCTGATGTAGATTTAGAGAGAGCTTGTCACATGGTAACTGAATTAACACAAGATGGTAACGTGTTTTATGGTAAAAGTAAGGTACTAACAACACCATGTGGTCAAATAGTTAGGTCTTTAATCAATGATGGTGTTAAAGTTGGCATGTCATCACGTGCTTTAGGCACATTAGAAGAAGGATCCGACTTTAATACAGTTACAAACATGAAATTGGTAGCTATTGATTGTGTAGCTGATCCATCATACCCCAAGGCTTTTGTAAATGGTATACTAGAATCCAAACAATGGGTAATGGTAGATGATAATAAATATGAAGAAGTGTATGATAATTTTGAGAAATCAATTAAAACGTTACCTAAAAAAGACATAGATGCATTTTTGCGTAACAAAATCCTTACTTTTATTAACTCTATATAATAAATAATATTATGGCCAACAGAAAAAAGAAGATTGTTAAGTTTATCGAGCATATTTCTAATAAAAATTATGCAGAGGCGCATAAATATTTAAAGAGCATTATTAACGACAAAATAACAACAAGGATTAGTAAAGCTGCAGAAAAACCACTCTTTTAATTATGAATAAAAACGTATTACCCGAACAAGCTGAAAAGATTTTATCTGAAAAATCTATTGATGACATAGAAACTGCCATTAGTGAGAAGATTGAATTGCAGGTTGAAGCAGCATTAACTAATCAAGATGAACTTTATGCTGAAAAGTTACAAGAACTTGTATCAGCTATTGATAAAGATCACTCTACCAAGCTTACAAGAGTTGTAGAAGCTATTGATCATAGCAACGCTATTAAGCTAGTTAAGGTAGTTAAGAAATATGAAAGAGAATTAGGCGCAGATGCTAGTAAATTTAAAAATACTCTCGTTGAATCTATTTCTGATTATATTGAAGAGTATATTCAAGAGAGTGTACCTACAAAGGCCATCACTGAGGCTACACAAAATCGTGGAGCGCGTGATGTTCTGAACAATTTAAGAAAAGTTTTAGCAGTCGATTCATCACTCATGAATGAATCAGTTAAAGAAGCTGTAGTAGATGGAAAGCAGCAAATTAGTTCACTTACAGAGCAAGTGAATAAATTGGAGAAAGAAAATAACCTTTTAAAAGAGGCGTATCATAAAAACAAAGCAGATTTATTGCTCGAGACAAAAACTGCAGGTATATCAGATAAGAAGAAAGAGTATTTGAAAAAGATTTTAAGTGATAAGACACCTAAATTTATTGAAGAAAACTTCGAATATACCGCTAAACTCTTTGACAAAAAAGAGAATGAGCGTATTAAGGTGATTAAAGAAGAAGCATTTGTACAACGCAAAGTTAAAACAGATGCCCCACGAATAATTTCTAAGAAAGAAAAGCCAAAAGGCGCACATAACCCCTATTTAGAGGAGTTAAAACGCGTCCATAAGTAATTTTTTCCCCTGAACAACGAGGTGCTTGACACCTGAGTAACTTGGGACTAGATCCCATGAGGCAAAAATGAAAGGAAACGTCTAATATGAATAAACCGCAATCATTTATCGATAGAGATAGAGCAGATTCACTTCTTGAGAAGTGGGCACCTGTTCTTGAATACTCGTCTGATAGTGTTAAGCCCATCGAAGACGATCATACCCGCTTGAATACTGCTATTCTTCTTGAGAACCAAGAAAGATGGTGTGTTGAGGAGGGGTCCTCTGTTGGTGGAGGTTCTTTCGGAAAAGGTGCTACCATGTCGAGTATTTATAACCCGACTGACGGTACTATCAATTCCGGAGACAACTACGCAGCAGGTGACGCTCGTCTTCCTAAGGTACTTATCCCGATGATACGTCGTACGTTCCCTGAGCTCATTACTAACGAAATCGTTGGCGTGCAGCCTATGTCAGGTCCTGTTGGACTTGCATTCGCTCTCCGTTATGCTTATCAGAATGAATACCTCGGCTATGGTGTCGATGGTTCTGATAAGAACGGCGCCCTCACCGGTCCTGGTACTCCTCCAAACACCCCTGCAGGTGCGTCTTCTGGCGCACGTACTGGTGGTGCTGGAAATGACTATACTGGTGTTGACGGTCTTAATGCAGATGAGCTTGGTTATCAACTCCTTGATACACGTTTTACCGGTGCTTCGTCATACAGCTTGTCTGGTGATGACTCTAACTGGTCATTCGCTGATCAAGATCAAGGTGTTGCACAGATCCTATCCGCTTTTGAGATTACTGGAAACATTCCTCAGGTCGAGGTTAAGTTCGAGAAGACCGCTGTTGAGGCCGGCACACGCCGCCTTGGCGCACGTTGGTCCGTCGAGCTTGAGCAAGATCTTAAGAACATGAACGGAATCGATATCGATGCTGAAATTACGAATGCTATGTCATACGAAATTCAAGCTGAGATCGACCGTGAAATGCTCATGAGAATGATTCAGTCAGCTCTTAATGCTGGAGCTAATAAAGGATTCTCCTTCTGGTCACCTGCTTCTGCAGATGGTCGTTGGTTAGTAGAGCGTAATAGAGACTTCTATCAGCGTCTTATCATCGAAGCCAATCGAATCGCCGTGCGTAACAGACGTGGTGCTGCAAACTTTATTGTTTGTACACCTCGTGTAGCTGCTATCCTTGAGATGCTCCCTGAATTCCAGTGGGTACCTGTACAAGGTGACGTAAATACACAGCCTGTTGGCATTGCAAAGGTTGGTTCACT